TTGGTTTGTCCAAGTAATGACAGATATCTTGAAAAAATACAAGAAAACAGGCATATTTCCAAAGGTTGACTGCCAATGTGTCAACAATGACAAAGGCACATCACTTGGCATTATGTCTAAAGTATATTATGACCTTGTTCCTGATGGTGATATTACACTACAAGAACTTGATGAGTCGAAGGACGAAGGTCTTACTACAGATGCTACATTTACTTTTAGAGACTGGGACGAACTTGAAGCGTTCAAGAGGCCTTCAAACATTGGAAGAGAGTAGAAAAAGGAGAAAAACATGGAAGAGACAAGAGATACTGAAGTAATTGAAAAAGAAGAACTACAAGGCGAAAATGTAATGACGCTTGAAGACTTTTTGGCTACACATACAGTTGAAAATCTTACTGAAGATATAGTGTTAAACGAAAGATTGAAAGATTTTAAATTTACAATAGGCTCTATGACAAAAGATGAACTTGAAAAGTATCAAAAGTTGTGTGTAATAAGAGACAAAAAAGGAAACGTGGTAAAGCAGGATTCAATGAAATTTTCCGAGCTTGTTATTGTTAATCACCTACTATACCCTAACTTCAAATCTCAAGAATTTTTACAAAAATTAGGAGTAAATACACCAGCTCAAGGTCTTTCGAAAGTGCTTAAAGTCGGAGAAATAACAGCACTTTCAGACAGAATAATGAAGTTCAACGGTTTTGATGAGGACTTTGAAGACATAAGAGCTAAGGCAAAAAACTAATAAAGCAAAGTGATTATCTAACTTCTATATATCGTGGAGTAATTGCAAACTATGGCTTTATTCAACCACGGGAGTTTTTAAAAATGGATGAAAAAGAGATCGCTTTGCTTGAAGCAATACTAATAGATACACAAAACGAAATGCAAAAATTAAAAAAATAGGAGGATGTGAGAAGAATGGTAGAAAGCAGGTTAGGCATGAATGACAATATGACAAAGGTTCTAAAAGGCATAGTAAAAACTCTTAATACTGTCATTACAGCCTTACAACGTCTTGATCAAGCGTCCGCATCCTCCGGCTCTAACGCTCTTGAGCTTATGAGAGAGCAGATACTCGGAGCACAGGTAGACCTTGCTGAATTAGATGAATTATTGGACAACTTAGGTGGAAATGGACCACCTAATCCTTTTCGCTCCTGGAGAGGAAGTTTAATGTCCTTAAATGCAGGGATACAGTTATTATCTATGGCAATAAGGCAAATAGGCAATATTGCAAACATGGCTGATGAATATACGTCGATAAATTCAAGATTAGGACTTATAAACGACGGACTGCAGACACAACATGACTTGCAAAACAAAATTCTTGAGTCAGCAAATAGAACGAGATCATCATATAAGGCTACAGCTGATTTAATATTTAAGATTGGGCAGACTGGAGCTATAAAGGGAAATGACAATCAAATTGCATTTGCTGAAAAAGTTAATAAGATGCTAAAGCTTGGTGGCGGTACAGCAACTATGAACGAGTCAGCAATGTTGCAGTTATCTCAGTCGCTGTCATCTGGAGTAATGCAAGGTGACGAGTTTAAATCATTGATGGAAAATGCACCTGCCTTAATGCAAAACATTGCTAAAGGAATGGGTGTAAGCAAAGGTGAACTTAAAAAACTTGCATCAGACGGTAAGCTAACCACTGAAACAATAATCAATGCTATAAACAAGATGGGTGGCTCAATTGACGAGCAATTCAATAAACTGCCGAGGACATTTGGCGAAAACAAGGTAGTTTTTGAAAACATGGTCGGTACTTGGCTTGCACGCTTATCTTCTACTGAAGGAGCACTCGGACAGCTAAATCAAAGATTTACGGACTTTGTAAACTTCCTATCATCACCTCAAGGTGTAGAGTTTTTGGACAATATCGGTATGAACCTTGGTATAATTACAGGATTTATACTATATATTTTCGACTCAATTGGTTACGGAATAGGCGTAATCAATGACTTTGGTGGAGTATTTGAAGGAGTTTTTGCAGGAGTAATAGTAGCCAGTTTATTAATAGTTATACCTATGCTATGGTCTATGATACCGCCGATTTTAGCACAGGCAATGGCTTGGATGGTGGCTCATGCTCCAATATTACTGATAGCCTTAGCAGTTGGTGTACTTGTAGGAGTTATAAGGCATTTCGGCATTACATCTCAGCAAGTTGTTGGATTTGTAGGCGGATTATTTGGTGGTCTAATAGGATTCTTAGTCAATATTTTCTTATTTTTCTATAATTTTATTGGTCAAGTTGCAACATTTTTACACAATGTATTTCATGATCCAGTCTTTGCCATCAAAAATCTTTTTTATGGCATGATTACAAATGTCATGGGCTTTTTCCAAGGGCTCATAAACGGAATAATTGATGGACTTAATGTTGTAATAAGAGCTGCACGAGCAGTAGGAGCGAGTGTAGAAGAACTGCAACATGTAGATTTTACATCAAAGATAAAAGCACCGACATCGAACAACAAAAATGTAAGAACTTGGGAAAATAAATATGTAGATGTAGGTGATTTCTCACAAAAAGGTTCAAAATTCGCCTTGGAAAAGCTGGATAATCTAAATAATACACTTGGAAAATTCAAAATTTCAGGTGGTGGTGGAGTTCCATCTGTAGGCTCTGCTGCAGCAATGGGAGAAGGTAAAAATATAGGCGATGTAGGAAAAGTCGGCAAGGTAGGCTCAATAGAAAAAGATGTGAAGATATCTGACGAAGACATCAAAATGCTATATCAAATGGCGGTTGGTGACAGAGTAAATCAGATAAATCTGACAGTTGAAACCAAAGCACCTAAGATAATTAATAATAACAATATAAGTCATGATGTGGATATGGACAATGTCTATGAGAAGATAGCTACAGCACTGTCAAATGAAGCTAATATTTCAGTTAAACAAAGTTATTAATATGTAATTAAGAGTAGAAAATGCGAATTCTACTCTTAATTTTTAGGAGTAAACAATGTATGAAATCTATATAGGTAGCTTAAAGCTCCCCCTACTTCCTGAATCATTAAAAGAAGATATAAAACGTGATAACAAGCATTACACAATACTTGCGACAGGCGAAGTAATAAAACCGGGAAAAGCAAAACTAAGGACTTGGACTATAAAAAGTACATTTTATCATGAAGAAATTGATGTTACAAAGGCAAGAGACTATCTTACTTCGCTTGTGAATTCAGAAAAACTGTCTATAAAGCCGGTTAGATTTATTGTTAATCGCTATAAAGACGACGGAACGCTTACATTTGATACTAACTGTCTTGTTTTGATAGATAGTATCAGCTTTGAAGATAAGGCAGGAGAAGTCGGAGATCTTAACTATGAAATCAAGTTAGTAGAATACAAAGAATTTGGTGGGAAGAAGCTAAAATGAGAATAAGAGTGCTTGTTATAAACAGAAAAAAGAGCGTATACGACATAAGCAACGCTATAAGCTCAAGCATAAAATACACAACGGTTAGGACAGGCTCAGCGTCTACTGTAAGTTTTGACGTATTAAAAAGTGGCGAGATGTCATTTCACGAAGGCGACATGGTCAAGATATTTGTAGATAAGAAGTTATACATTGTCTGCTACATCTTTGCTAAGTCGAAAAAAGAAGATGTAATTTCTCTTACTTGCTATGATCTACTGAGATATATGCAATATAAGCAAAGCTATAACTTTAGTAAAAAAACAGCTACTCAAATAATAAAGCAAGTAGCTAATGAATTTAAAATCAAGATTGGAAACATAGCTGATACTGGCTATATCCTACCTGACAAGATTTATGAAGATAAGACCTTGCTTGATATAGTGACAGATGCACTGATGAAGACCACAGTCAAGACTAAGAGCGTATATACGTTATACGATGATGCTGGCAAACTCACACTAAAAGAAAGTAGTAATATGATAAGTAACTACATTCTTGGCAACAAATCGCTTGCAACTACTTATTCCTACAAGACAAGTATTGAAGAGTCTTATAGCTATGTAAAATTAGTAAAACCAAATAAAAAGTCCGGTAAAGGCGAGACATACATAGCCTTTGACGATGATAAGATAAAAAAATGGGGACATCTGCAATTTTATAAGAAAGTAGATGAAAATTTAAACGACGCTCAAATTAGAGAAATGGCAAAAAACTATCTCAAATACTATGCAAGAACTAAAAGAACACTTAAGTTAGAGTGTATCGGAGCAAAAGAGATACGAGCAGGCTCAGTTGTGCTTATTGATATACCTGCTCTTGGTGATATAGATTTGAAGAAATTATTGCTTATTGAAAAATGTACACATACCTTGAGTGAAACTCAACATACAATGAGTCTGGAGATGAATGTAATCAATGATTGAAGTAATTAGAAATATTATAGATGAACAGATGAACTCCTATGGACTTTCAGACCTTGCAATCGGTACAGTAGTATCTATAAGTCCGCTAAAAATAAAGCTTACAGATAGAATAATACTGAATGAAAATCAAATATTACTAACAGAATTTGTCCTTGAAAAGTCACTTAAATTAATACACAAACATGGTGTGGAAGATGTGAAAATAAGTAAGTACACACATACCCACAAAGTAGAAGGTGCAACAAAGAAGGAACAGGAACATTTACACGGCATAGATTTGAATACAAAACCTGACACTCACTCACATAAGGCTGAGATAACTATAAAAGACAATTTAGGAGCAAAAATAATCATCCAAGAAGGTCTGAAAAACGGTGATAAAGTCATAATGATGAAAACAGAGCAAGGACAAAAATATGTAGTTTTATCAAAGGTTAGAGATAAAAAAGCGGTAATTATTGATTGCATAAGTGGTTCTTGGGATTGGAGTTGATAAAATGGAGCTACTACCTACATTTGACGCATATTCTGATGATGAGCTGATTGCAGATACATCAGGCAATATAGTTCATATGATTAAAGATACATCATCGTTATCCGGGACTGTAGATGATATAAATGCAGTTAAACAAGCCTGTTTTTGTATACTTGCCACAGAGCAAGATATACACAAAATATATGAAAGTAGTTATGGACTACAGACATTTGACCTTATTGGCAAGGACTATTCATATACTGCATCTGAACTCAAAAGAAGAATACGGGAAGCACTAATGCAAGATGATAGGATAAATGATGTCAGAGATTTTGTTATAGAAAGAGTAAAAAAAGACGGTATACACTTATCTTTTGTAGTTGAGTGCAACTACGGAGATATCTCAATGGATAAGACGGTAAAAGTGGTAGAGGGGGATAGCTGATGACCTATGAGAAAATATTAGACGATGCACTAAAAAGAGTAGATAACAAGTATTCAAAAAGGCAAGACAGTCCAATTTTCAATGGCATTGCTCCTGCCTGTTACGAGATAAGCAAAGTCTATGAGATCATGGAAGAACACTTAAGACAAAGTTTTGGAATGACCGCAAACGGAGTTTATCTCAATAATCTTGTAAAAGAAGTCGGACTTGAGAGATTTGACGCTACTTATGCAATAAAAAAAGCTGAGTTTAAAGATGAAGATGATAGATTAACAGATATAGACTTAAACCTTCGATTTGCAAAAGATGAATATTCTTTTGTAGTAATCAAGAAGATTGAAAAAGGCATATTTTATCTTAAATGTGAGCAGCCAGGATCTGCAGCAAACGAAATTATGGGTGATATACTCCCTATCGACAATGTAAGCATTGCAAGTGCTAAGATAGTAGCAAATGTTGAACTTGGAACAGACATTGAAGATGACGAACATTTAAGACTTAGATATCTTCAAAAAGTACGTGAACCAGCCACTTCCGGAAATATCT